AAGCTTAATGACTGGCCGTCAAACCGTGTGCATGAACTGCTGCCCTGGAACTGCTCAACTGTAAAATAATCCTTACGCTACGTACTTCTCGGGGCGCTTACATCGGCGTGGCGCTCACGGTCAGACCACCTGCCGTGGTGGATGCTGACAGGGTGATGTCATTCCCCCAGGCACCTTTGGTCCGGGTGGTGACCGTCAGCTGAGAGGCTTCCGATTGGTATTCCCCCGTAACCAGAAGCGAAGGCGTCTGCGTCATTGCTTCCACCAGTGCCGGAATGATTTTCGACGGTCCATCACCGGTTTCCACATCCACCGAAACCTGCTCACCGGCAACCCATACCGACAGTGTTCCGCTGCTGATTGCCGTACCGTTGACGGTAACTGCGCCGGTTGCTGCCTTTCCTGCGCCACTGTCTGCAATACCGATAACATCCAGTTGCAGATAGCTGTTGGCATTAATGGCCGCGCGCGCCATTGCAGCGGCCAGCGAACCGGCCCCGAAATACAAATCCGCTTCGTCTTCGGAATACACGGAAACGGCATTCAGGGGCGTGGCGGTGCCGCCTGACAGCATCGGGCCAATCACCAGAACACGCTGTTCGTTACCCGGCAGCGTGTTAACGGCCAGCCGGGTATTAAACTCAAAATGCACACCGGGCTTACGGATGCCGCCCGAAATGGTGTCAAACTGAATTTCACTCATCGGAATCCACCTGTTTCTCTCTCTTCGCCTTCGCTTTTACCTGCACGGCGTCCTGTTCAGTCGTCACGGTGGTTTCAGGCTCATCCTTCACCAGAATCAGGTCACCGTCCTGAACGGCGCGCCGGTAATAAGCGGTGTTCTCAACGGTCACCGCTTCCGTGGTGATGTATTTCCGGGCGTTATCCTCCATCGGGAACTTCATCCCGGGAGCCGCCTTAACCTTCATTTTGTTCATGCTGTTGCTCTCTTAATTCATCCAGACCACAGATATCTGCGCCGTATTGCGTACCAATTCGCAGTAAATCCGGGTCAGGGTCTGACAGCCTGCCGTGGTAGCGGTTGAAGAGGCGATCCGCTTCTGCGCCACGCTCCGGCCATTTGCCGTTCTCCAGCGCGTGCTCCACCCAGCGGGTATCGAACTCACAGGCAAACACGGACATTGCCCGCTCTGCCACGCCGGTGTTAAACAGCGTCCTGACCCGCCCGGGTTCGAAATAATCAATCTCCAGCCCCAAATCCTGACCGGTCAGCAGACGACGGACGGATTCAACCAGCTGGTTTGTCCCGACCTCATCCCGGACGGTGCCTCCCTGTCTGGCGCTCTGTTCGCTGCGGGTGTTGTAATCACCCACCACAACCACAAAGCGTCCTGTGGCAATGTATTTCCGGCGTGACGTGGAATAGCGTTCGGTTTTCACGATGCCGCCGAACGTCACCCAGGCTGCCGGAAGGCTGCGAACAATCCGGCCCGGGTCTTCATCCAGTTCACCGGCATAGGTGCGGACATCCTGCACCATATGCCCCAGACCACAGCGCAGACGCTCAACCAGCGCCCGTTCAATGTCAGTAATCAGAATGCACCTCCCCGCGTGGACTCACGCCCGAACTGACGGGAGCCGGAGCGGATACGCACCTGTGACGATGACTGGATCACGCTGCCGGACGTATCCCGCCCGAGGTTGATTTGTCCTGCCGCGACTTTCTCCAGAAAGCGGATGGCGTCCCGGTAGCGCATCTGAATTTCTTCTGAGCAGATACGGTAATCGGTCGCCAGGTGATAACGGGCGATATCGCAGCAGTAACCCACCAGAATCCCCGGGCTGTCAGGCCACGGGGTCCGGTAACGCCCCACCAGATAGCCATCAATCTGGGCACTGGCGCGCGCAAGCGCGGAGGCCAGTTTTTCTTCGTCGATGAATCCCGTCATGTCTTCATCCGTCAGTGTGCGTGCCTCGCGTTCACTGAATGCCCTGATGAACTGTTCCGGCGTGGCGTAAGACATGGGTTACTTCTCCTTTTTGTCCGCTTTTTGTGTTTTCTGTGCGGCGTTCAGCTGTGCGGTCAGTTCACTGACTTTCTGGCGTTCTTCTTCCAGCTGCGCTGTCAGTTCGCTGACTTTCTGACGCTCGGCATCCAGCTGTGCGGCCAGCTCATCACCCCGGGCCGCGTCGTTCTGGCCGGACGCTTTATCGCGCTCCACCACAATCAGCATGGGGTCAGCCTTCAGCACCGCCAGCTGTTCCGGGGTGAACGCATCCGCAGGCCATGCCTTCGTGGTTGCGCTGTGTGCCACACCGCAGCGGCGAAAACCCTCACGGCGGGCGGTAATTTCAATCACCTTTTCCATGCATTACTCCGTCGTACCATCAGAACCAAATGCCATCTGCCAGAAGCCGTAACCGCCGTTACAGCGCGCTTCGGCACCAAACAGGAACTTCTTACGCTTGAACACGTTGTCGCTGTTGTAGTCCGTCTGCTCCACAAAAACAGGCTTTTTACGTAGCTGATAAATCAGCGGTTTCACCGGTTTGGTGGTGTCAAACAGGAACCACGCAGAATCCGACGCCAGCTCCGGCATCACCAGCACTTCGGCGGTATTGCGGTACGGGTTCGGCGTGCCGTCCGGGAACTTCTCGGCGGTCATCAGGTAGTTCGCGTCATCCTCCAGCGCCGGTGGCACAACCAGCAGATTCGGGCGAATTTTGAGGGATGCGCCTTCGTCATCTTTCAGACTACGCATGGCCGTACGGGCGGCACCGTAGGAGGCTTTCGCCTCGGCAAGCGAGCCAACTTTGAGTTTTTTGGTGCCCCTGTTGGACACCGATTTACCGGCGACCAGGTGGTCGGTATCAAAGAACATCTGACCGTCGTAACATGGATTGATAAAACCGTTACTGATAAGGGACGCCACAATATCTGCCGGTAGCTCTGCTGCCGACTGTCCGGCTCCTTTCGCCTGAAGGGCATAGCCCATAATCTGGTCGTCCTCGATGTCGTTACGATCGACTTCAACCGTGGCTTCCCAGTCCTTGTTACGGATGGTGTAGTTAAATGCCGCCAGTGATTTGACGACCTTGTCACCAATCCACTCGCGCATTTTCGGGAAACGACTTAACCAGCTGTAGTCGTTTTCCTTGCCGTTTGATGGCACTTCCATTGCCACCTTCTGCCAGTCAGTTGGCGACTGGTCGAAGGCTTTCTGGAAGGTGGCCTTCAGATTGATAAAAATCTGTTTGACGTTTTTAACGTTGACTAACACGTTTTGCTCCTTAACTGAAATGAACCCAGACGCCATCGCCACAGATGCCGATCACTTTCCCGGCGACAGGACGGGCGCTGCTGTTGTCGGTTTTTGCCACGGTTACGCTGTCTTCCACGTAGCACAGCTTGCCGACCTGCGATTGTGTGACCGGGTCTGAGGTGCTGTTCACCATCAGAAAATCTTTGCCGCAACGCACCAGAACGGTGACATCGCCATCGCTGCCGGTGCTGTTATCCGCCCAGCCATCAGACACGCCCAGCGTAATCTGTGAGGCCGTGGCACTGGCCGGAACGGCATAACCGGATGCGTTAACGGCCACCATATGACCGCCAAAAATTTCGGTCGCAGCGGCAACCGGCACCGGGTTCAGCTCGCCGTCACGGTAGGGGGTATTGCGATCCATTTACTCATCTCCTGCGTAATAGTCGTTTCCTGCATAACGGGCGATATCTTCTGGATCAGTGCCCATCATGGAACAAATGGCGATATCGACATCGACGTCATCGCCGGTTTTAATCTGCGCCGGGGCCGGTGACGGCGTTTTGGGTGGTTTGCCGCCGGTCTGTGTCTGACTGAGCGCAACAAGTTTCGGTGCGTTCTCCAGCCAGGACTTAAAGCCGTTGATATCGCGACCGGCGTAATCTTTCGCCCAGTCTTCCTGGGCCGGAAGCAGTCGCCCGTCAGACAGTGCCGCCTGAATCAGTGCCCCGGCTTCGGCCTCACCGGACTGTTGCGCCAGTGCGGCATAACGCCCCTGAAGTTCTTCAAAGGCAGCGAGGGAAATGTGTTTTGACGGGTCATAGGCATTGGCTGACAGGCTGGCGATTTGCTCGTCTTTCTGATTCAGCAGGGCCAGCAGACCAACAGAAGCCGCTGCCGTTCCTTTGCCACCAGAGACAGCATCAATAATTTTTTGCAGCTCTGCGCATACTTCCTCTGCGGTTGAGGTTTCCGGCAGCGTCAGCAGCCAGCGTAACTGCGCGAGTAAATTTGCTAATTGTTCCGGGTTCACGGTTTTGGTCTCCGTTTCAGTTGACAGACTCGCCAGACGGCTGGCCGCAGCCAGCATGACCGCGTCCATACCGTCGAGCGCAGGGGTATTGGTCAGCGCAGCGTGTAACAGCTCCAGCACTTCGCCGCGCTTGTTGTAGGCAAAAACAGGGGAAATAAACTTGTACTCACCGGCGGCAATCATGGCCGCCGCGTTCTCCGTCCACTCCACACCGGTGGCATACAGGCCCGCGCCTTCTCGCCATTCCACCTGGCTGAACCAGCCCGCCGCCGGGGCGGGCTTGCCGTTGTTTACGGCGCGCAGCGTCTGATGTTCGTAATCAATGACAAAAGGCGTGGTACGGGCTGCCACCTGCGCGACAAGCTGCGCGGCCAGTTCAGCGGTCAGCACCCATTTACCGCTTTCGACTTCATCGGTATGTGGGCGACCATCCACCGCGCTGAACTCGCCCGCCGGAAACAGCTGGATTTCGCTGTGGGTTGCTTTAGTAATTTCGAGGCTTAATGCCGCAATGTTCAGTTTCATACGCGGCATGATGACGGAAGGGGAACACGGGGTACTGTGGAGGGTGTTCAGCACCCTGCCATAACGCGAAAGGATAAAAGGGGAAATAAAACCGTTTTTAAAACCCTTTTAAAAACGATTCTGGCGGTATTTATGGGGTGCGGTGCTGTAATGCTCATCCGTGAGGCGTTTATGTCGTCAGAGTCGATTACAGCGCGTTTGTGGTCATTCAGTCAATCACACGCGCAAAATAGCGGTTTGCGGTGTTCTCCAGCTCGTCGATGTCGTCCTGCACAAGCTGAAGGAAGGGGCGCGCGGGCATGTTGACCGTATACGCTCCGACCGTTGCGCTCTGTACAAAATTACTGTTGCGCTTTTTCACAAAGCGGGTGCTGACGCTGCCGTTTTTGTACTGTTTAAAATACAGGTTCTGCGTCCGTGCCTGATGGCGGATTTCGCCGCCTTCGTTGTGGATACGGGCGTAACGGACGTTTGTCCCGACCGTGGCCTCGTTATTGTTAACCGCAGAGCGGATACTGGCAGCCAGTCGCCCGGACTTCTGAAGGATTTGCCCGGGGCCGCGTCGCTTCGCATAAGCCGGACTCCAGCCCATCCATTTCGGGCGACCCTGTTGTTCAAAGTTAGTCTCAACCGCATCCAGCATGGAACCCGCAAGCGCCGTCATCAGGTCGCGCCGGTCCTTCACGGAACGAATCAGTTTCCCCAGCGTGGTGTTATACGCGCTTAAATCAATCTTAATATCCAGTTTACCGCTGCTCATGATGCCTCCGGTGTGTCCTGCATAACCCAGTCTGTCAGCACGTCATCCTCAACCGTCACCACCGACCAGCGGTCGCCCGACTGTAACGCATACCGCCACGCGTTGCCGTCCTGCGTGACATGCTCCGCCCGTTCGATAGTCTGCTGCATCAGCACATAGTCGGCGGCGGTCGGGGGCGCGTCTGCTGCACTGAGGCGCTTCATAACGTCAGCCGTAAGGTTTACCGTCTGCCGTGCAGCGCCCGTGGCGGCGACCTGTTCTGGTGAACGGATGGCCAGCGGATATCGCTGGCGCGCATCCAGTTCGCTGACGTTCGCCAGTCCCCGGGCAAAATCCGGCCCGGTCAGGGTGCCGGTAACATACTGGCGGGCGCTGCGGTAATCGTATTTTTCCAGTTCCGGCTGCCATGCCACTTTGCCGGGGTTAAAACCGAAGCCCGGGTCGGCGGTATACACGGAGCCGTCCGGCATCTTCAGCCCCATTGTTCTGATGGTCTGGCCCGGCTGACCATATTCCTGTTCAACCTCAACCAGTCGCCCATCGCTGCTCTGCACCGTCAGGCCATATTTCTCCACATCAGACGCCGAACGCGCCCGGATACGGCAGCGGCATCCGTACCCGTCCGGCGCGTAGAAATACTCCCAGACCGGGTCATCCGCCCGGGCGGTAAAACCGTTCATGGCGGCGTGTTTCGGGCGGGTGTGAAGGTCCATCACCGCCACGCGCTCAAAATAAGGCCGGTCGGCCACGTTCGCCATCTGCTGCTGATAGCGTCCGGCGTTGTAGGACGACTGAATGTTGGTATCAAATATCGTGCGCAACCGGCGCGGCGTCAGCTGCCTGCCGTGCAGTTCGCCGGTGTCCTCGTCCACAATCAGCCGTTTACCCAGCCAGCCTTTTTTCTCCAGTAACGGCTCCAGTTGTGCAGCAAACTCCCGGAACGTCCCGCCGTCAGCCAGTGCCGCCGTCAGGCCGTCACGGATATCCTTCAGCACATCCAGTTTCAGCACACCCGCCACCGTGAACGCCCGGGCGTGTGCGATGTCCTTCACATCGTGCCAGCGGAAGCCGATAACGTATCCCTTGCTTTCGAAATACGTAATCGCTTCTTCCGGTTTCAGGGTGTACGCATACCCCAGGTCAACATCGTCAGCTGTCGGCATTCAGTCGCCCCCAGATATCCGCCACAAAGAATGCCTGTGTCAGCAACTGCCGCAGCGTGTCATCCGGCAGTTCCGGCCACGCTTCCGCCAGTACGTTCATGGCCTCGTCCGCATCCCGGCCTTCCTGTATGGCCTGCACCAGTGGGGCCACCAGTTCGTTCATCCCCTGCGCGATGGCCTCTGCCGGAAGCTCTGCCCGGTCGATGGCGCGCTGTGCCGGGTCGTCCTCCCCGTTGTCCTGCTGACTGAGTGCGACAACATTCAGCCGCTCACGCAGCTGGCTGAGGCCCGCCTGCACAGGGAGACGCTGTGCCACCGGCACCAGCACCTCTTCGCCGTCTTTCGGGGTGGGGATGCCGGTTTTTTTGCGCACCCACGACGCCGGAATATCCTTCATTCCCACACTGTTGAGCAACACGTTGACGGCTTCTGCCACACCCTTAATGTCGGCTTCCTGCTGCACATCAAACACCAGTCGCGGAAGACGGCGTGGCGGGACATCCTGCCAGCCGTTCAGGCTGGCCATCATCTGTATCAGGCTGCTGAACATGCCGGACAGCTGGCGAGCATCGGCGGCCAGAATGTCGTGCCGGACCTCGTTATGCACATTACCCAGCGCGTTGGTGGAGGTTTTACCGTCAGCCTGGCTGGTCAGCGTACTGCCCAGAATCACTTTTGAGGTGGTGCGCTCCGCCCATTCCACCATCGACATGAACGCCTCCGGCCCGCCGGACGCGGCTTCCTTGAACTCGATTTCATTACCCTGCGGCAGGGCTGCCACCGCTTCATGGCCCAGATTAACCAGGGCTTCGAGAATGTTGTCCCGGTCCTCGTCACTGGTGCCCTGTGCATAGTAGGCAATGCGCGCCGGAAGGCCGTAAATCTCCAGAAATTCCGCCATATCACGCAGCGCAAAGTTTTTAAACAGATACGGCCAGACCAGTACGCGGAACAGGCCGGATGAACCCAGGAACCCCGACCGGGCGTTGTAACGGTGAACCAGCCAGCCGAACGGCCACAATGCGGAACCGTCCTTACCGTCTTCCCCACGGTTGCCGTCATCCAGCCGGAGTTCGTCATTGTGTTCCGGCAGAGTTATGAACCAGTTATGCGGGCGCAGCGTCACCGCATCCGGTAACCACGTTTTATCCACGAACGCCCAGCTGATTTCCTGACAGCTGAAGCCGTAACCGACACTGCTCATCCCGTTGAGGATGATGTCCTCCATGTCCGGGATACCGTGCAGCCATTCATCCACGGCGGCGGCCAGCTCCTTTTCTGCCTTCGAGGCATTGCGGGGCGGCTCCACCGACCAGTCCAGCGTCAGCAAGGCTTTTTTGCGCTTTTCCATCTCGGCGAACAGATGGCCATCACGTTCTTCCATATCCGCAAACAGCATCGCCTGCGCCGGAAGATAACCGCGTTCGGCAGCTTCCAGAATGCGTGGCAGTTTTCTGATGTTCAGACCACGGGACGGGTGGTCGGGATAAATGCGCAGCCGTTCCGCCACTCGGACCGACTGCGTGGTTTTGAGTGCCTCACGTTTCAGCGGGCGTCCGTAAATATCAACAAGCTGTGCCATTACCATCCTCCTGAACCAAAACGCCCGCCACGGTCACGCCCGGTGCTGCGTGGGGTGTGAATCTGAAATTTTGCGCTACGCGAAACCGCCAGCGTCCACAGCATGTGCAAACAGTCCGGGCCATCATCGTGGTCAGCTTTGGGGTAGTGGCGCAGCTGGTCAATCAGTGTCTGATGTGTGTGACTGATACGAATCAGGCCGTTGGCCATATGCGGCTGAAGGGACTCAATGCGCAGCGCCTTATCCTCCAGCGGGATGACCGGCAGCGCCGGAACCGGCACGCCCAGCGCCGCCGAACGCTCAACCAGCACGGTACGCAGAAACTCCTGAAACTGGACGGACTCAAACGACCAGCACAGGCAGTGATATTCCCGCTGATACTTAATCACGTCTTCGATAAGTTTATTCGGCAGACGTCGGCGGATATCGGCTTCAACCACATCCAGAATGCCGGTAAAGCGGTTAAAGCCCCCCACGAGAATGGCCGACGGGTCACGGTTTTTATTCTTCTTCCCGAGACTGGGGTCAACAGCACCATAAAACACCCATTCATCAAGACGGTTAACCCAGAATTTAATGCAGCCCGCAAACAGCGCATCTTCACCGCTGACCGGGTCGTTCTGGTATTCAGAATCAAAGGTGTCGTGACCATCACGGACACGGATTTTCATCAGCGCCAGCAGGGGACGCGCCGCCCATGACACCACCGACCCGGCGAGCATCTCAGCCTCGTTCTGTCGGTAAAGTGCCTCCGCCGCTTCCGGCTGTTTATTGCGGATGAGTTCTTCCCACTCGTCCCACAGCTTCATGTTGGCAGGCCACTGAATAACAGCCTTAAAGCGGGCTGTTTTCCACATCGGGTTATTGAGTGTGCGCGACAGCACGGAGTCGTAATGCAGGATGGTTCCGATATAAATAATATCGGTTTTACCGCCAGCCTCGCCCAGCGGCATCACGGTTTTGGTAAGCCAGTCATGCAGCTTGTCGCGCTGCTCCGGGTTACGCACCATCTCGTCGTTCTCGATGTCGTCGAGGATGACCAGGTCAGGACGGTACGGACCGTGGCGCAGACCACGCAGTTTTTTACCACTACCGGCAACGGTCACCTTGATATTGTTGGCCGTGACGATGGTCCCCATACGCCAGACACGCCCCTGTCCGCACACTTCCGGGAAATCGTTTTTTAAACGGGGGTTAAATTCCAGTTCAGCCTTGATGGCTTCCAGCATCGGATAAGCCTGGTCGATACTGTCCATAATGATGACCGGGTAATGCTTAATGGCCCGGATAATGTTCCACAGGGTAAACAGCTGCGTCACCAGCGTGGATTTTGCTTCACCACGGGGGGCGGCGATGGCGTCGTTCTCCGGGTCCGGGCTTGCCACAACCTGTGGCAGACGGCTGAACAGGTATTTATGCAGCTCACTTTTTGCCGGGTTGCGGACGTAATGCGGGAAATAGTTTTCGACAAAATAATCGTAGCCCGTCACCGGGTCACAGACTGCCGCCCGGCGGGCCTGTGTGGCCTGCGGGTTAACATCGAACCCCAGACATTCAGCCTCGATGGTCTGGCGGAGGTTGGCGATGTACTCCTGCAGGCTTCTCTGAAACTCTTTAATGGAAAGTTTACGTTTTGCCACGTCACACCTGCGCTGCTTCTGCCTGCGCTTTTTCGAGACGTGCGCAGGCGATATCAAAATACTGGTTAGTCATTTCAATGCCGGTAAACCGTCCGCCACGGGCAAGTACAGGGATGGCGGTGGTGCCGCTTCCCATAAACGGATCGAGAACGTGCGCATCCGGTGCCAGCGGTTTAACCAGCTCGGCCATCAGCTGAACCGGCTTTGCGGTCATGTGAAGTTTTTCGGACGGGACAACACGCTGCGTAATCACACCCGGGAACGGGCCACCGTGCGGGCATTTGTCGAGTTTTCCGTTACTGCCCCAGACCACATACTCGGCCTGATGCCGGAAATAGCCGGTGTGTGGCGCACGGGAAGCAAGCGTTTTATCCCAGACAACCAGACCGCGCCACAGCACACCACCGGCCTGAAATGCATCGGTAAGCGCCGGTAGTTGTCGCCAGTCACTGAACACCATGAAATAACCGCCGGGATTCAGCCTGTGCAATGCATGAGAAATCCACATGGAACACCAGAACGCCCAGCTGCGCTGGTCGCGGTTATCGCCGGTGAACTCGGCATACTGAGTGTGACCGACATACTTGTCCGAAGGGGCCATGCTGCGGTCTGATTTGTGTGTGCCACCACTGCTGTAAGGCGGGTCGGTAATGACGGCATCAAAACGTTCAGATAACGCTGGCAGCACATCAAGAACATCACCGCAATACAACGTTGCGTTACCAATAATCTGTTTTTGCATTACAAATCCCGAATATCAGACGGCCCGGAAAACCGGGCCGCTGTGGTTAACTGAAATTATCCTCAAGCTCTTTAGCGAAGCCTTCGAGCACCTCAAGAAACGGGGCATACTGTGCCGGGTGACGCTCCTTGATGAACGCGCCGAGCCGCTGCACCACTTCCAGTGCCGTGGCCAGCCGGTCGGTTTCCGGCAGGATTTTTTTGCTACTGGCCACCGCCTTACTGAGGCTGTCGGACAGACTCGCCAGCAGTTCGACGGACTCCTGCGGCGGGATGTCCGGGTTCTGGTTCAGCCGTTCAAGTGTCGTCTGACACTTCACCACCAGACTGATAAGCACGGTGCGGGCGACACTTTCCAGCCCGTCACCGGCGAGCGCGTGCGCGGCCCGCAGCTTGTCCCAGTCGTCGCCGTTCTTCATCGCCTGCGTTTTCCAGCGCCGCGCGGTGTCGTGCGGCACGGCGTACTTCATGGCGACGATATCCAGCGGAAGCTGGTCAAAGATGTACCCGTTACGGACTTTGTCCCTGATATCCTGTGACCACGCCATTAAGTGTCCTTCTGAGCCTGTTCAATCCTGCGCTGAACTTCGTCGGGATTTTCAAGAACAAACACGTTTTTCCCGGTATCCAGTTCAATGACAGTGCCATCATGTGTACCGTACTGGCGGTAAAAATGGGTGATGCGTTCAGCAAGCACCATGACAGCGCCAGCACCTCCTGAACCTCTGTATTCTGTAAATCTGATAATGCTCACTGTGTCAGACCTTCGAAAAATCAGTTCTGCGAACACTGCCGGATACCGTCAATAATCCGGCAGACCTGCGCCGCCGCGTCAAACAGCTGGCCCGCTCTGTTAATGTCTGTGCATCCCACCGGAAGCAACATCACCAGAAACAGGGCCAGAACACAGCGCGCGGCTTTACGTGGCGTTCTGTGGGTCCAGTGACTTCTGTTCATAACCCGTCCCGCATCAGCGTTTTAACTGGAAATGAGGCCCATCTTTCAGCGTTTTCCAGTCTCCGCCCCATTCGATGGCGACACCCAGCTCTGCGGCAGCCTGTTTAAAGGCACGGGCGATTTTTTCGTATAACGGCCAGTCCCATGAAATGGTGCTACCAACGTAAGCCACGACATCAACGGCATCGCCAGTAAGGTGACGGCTGTTCATGGTCTGGCTCTTGCCTTCAGCGACAAGTTGTTTCTGACGTTCTTTCGTGCGTAAACCTTCGGTAATACCAAAATCGACGTCCGACAACGCCAGCGCACGGCGTACAACCGCCACCAGTTGTGGCTTTACGCCAGCCAGATTTTTCTCGCTACGTTGACTGAAACGGAATTTTCCCGACATATTTACCTCCGCAGTAACGAAAGGATTTTTGACAAATTCCCGTGCGCCCACACGATAAGCGCACAGAAAACCAGATTCAGCGCCACAACCAGCCAGCTGGAGTGCGTGTATGTACCGGACAGCCAGCGGAACGGGATGATGATGTAACCGAGCATCAGCCAGTACGCCAGCCAGGTAATCATCGGTTTATGCGCCGCACCGTGGCGGCGATACACAAACAACCCCAGCACAATGGCGAGACACAACCAGACATTCACAATACCGGCAAGGCTACTTTCCATTTTCTCCCCCTCCACCGCACAACTTTGATACGAGGTTGAACAGTTTTGAGAACATACCGAGCAGGACTTTGATTTCCTGCTGATAAAAAAAGGTCAGTATCTTGATGGATAACGCCGAGACACCGACCGCACACAATGCATCAAGCGGTTTGTCGTTGTAATGGGTCAGCCACTGCATCAGTGACGCAGCCACGCCAGCCCCCAGAACGCCAACCACAAACGCGACGAGCAGGTGAATAGCCATTCGCCATACCGGGATTTCTTTCTGCTGCGTGACAACAAAAAGCGCCCCGGCAAACGCGCCCACCACGACCCCGAAATCGGTATTGGTGAGAAGACCAAACACACTGGCACCACCGATGGTGACTGCCACAGCCCCGCCGCCTGATAAGGGTTCAGACATGAGTTTCTCCTGTAAATCTGAGCCACTGACGGCCCGTAAATAACACCCTGTCAAAGGCACAAAAGCCTTTTGCAGGGCGCTATCCCTTAAGGTGCCTTGTGGTCTGAGTGGACAGGGTAAACGGTCTGGTGTGGTGGGTACTGCTGGGGGTGTTCAGCACCCCCAGCAGGTTGATTATCTGGATGGATTAAAGGGAAGCGAGTTTTAATGGTGGCTTATAACATGCCCGCGCCAGCAGGTTAGCTCTTTCCACGGCATTACGCATTTCCCGTTCTGCGTCAATCATTCTGTTTACGGCTGACAGCACTTCATCATGATTCGTTACTGATTCCGGGCTTTGGGCCTGTTTCGCCAGGTAACTGGATAAATTGCACATTTCAGCATGTCGGCGACGGGCTGCATCCCGGGCCTTGTCTGAAAATGCGGTATATTCACCGAGTACTGCATAGTCGATATCGGTGTCAGAACGCATCATTTCGTGTCTCCTTTTTTCTGAGGCCCATTAATCAAAAAGCCCCACCTGGGTGGGGCTTTTCAGCGAAGTCTGTTTTTGTCGTCGGTGTATCAGCTGCCATGCGTACCGATCTGAAATCCCGTAGCGGGGACAGAGCAGTGCCAGCGCCTGCCGGTGTGAGAATCCGTCCCTGATATGCCGCTGTAAATCAGCCATAAAACGGGTGTTACGCAGGGCACGTAACGCATGATCGCAACGGGGAATGTAAAACGGAGCACCGCCAAGAAAGCGGATCAGTTTGTTGATTTCGTCTTCGGTCAGCACATCATGTAACAGGGCATGGACGCCGCCGGTGCGTTCAGCGTGTGCGCCGGTTTTACCGCTTAACGTCACGCCACCAAAAGAACGAATCAACCGGGTCAGGGCGGGGAAGCCAATCACGCTAATCAGTTGCTGCACGGAGTCGGGCAGCAGTGCCTGCGCATCGCGAAGATCTGTTTCACTGAAGGTCTGCATGATGGCGTCTCCGGTAGTAACTTACTGTTATTATAGCCATACATGATCGCCTGTACAGACCATAAAAAACCTCCGCGCCTGCGAAGGTTTTTGTTCATATTATTTTTTATTCTCGTTTATCAACACCAGGTATCCTCTGACATATTCCCATACTTTCTGGTTATCTGTTGGATGCACTTTTCGGCAATCTATGGCTTCATTTCCATAATCGCCAATGTCAGCTTTGGCTTGTGTCAAGAGAATAACCTTCCTGAGAGCGCATCCTCTGATGATATCCTTTGAAATATCATCCCAGCCATTCATGTATGAATAAGCCAGATTACGTTGTGCCTGATAATCGCCCTGTAATGTTTTTTTGATCAAATCTTCCTCTGAATCAGAAGCATGGGATATCCCTGTAAAACATAAAGCCAGAATAAGTAATAACAGTTTTTTCATTTACGTCTCCTTGAATCTTTAACCAGCGCCACCATCACCCCAAAAAGCTGTTCATCCGTCAGCCATTCGATCACATGTTGCTTATACATGTGAGATGCCAGTCCTTCCGCATACGCCCAGGAACGACCGGCATCAGCCAGCAACGCCTCAATTTTGGATAATACCGATTTTCTGCTCATTGCAACACGGGGGCGGCGACCTTTACCGGCGGGCGCTTTGCGCGGAAATCCCTGTTCGTGCATGTATTCCCGGATGATGC